ATCTGTACTTCGTTTAAATATTGTCCTGTACCAGCGGATACAGGCTGGTCGTAGTAGTTGTATGCGAAGTACTGGACAGACACTTCATGGACTTCAGCAAGTCTCTTCTTAGCTTGCTTTTGCTCCTCAAGTTGCCTCTCTGCACAAGTCAGTACATTACGCTGGTATGGTTCTGGGTCAAGCTCTTTGACTGTATCAACTATTTTGTCGACAATATAATTTTCAACAATCTGTTGTGCTGTTGAACGATCCTCTACAAGATCCGATTTCATCACACCGAAGTAATTTGCGAGCATTTCTATTTTATCAATACGTGGATATGTTTTTCCATTTATCCAGTCAGAAACGGTCATATATTTCAAATTCAAATCAGCTACTAGATCATTTCTGGTTTTGCCAGATTTTTGAAGGTAGTATTTTATATTTCGAGACATAATCTCTTTATTTCCTAATGCCATAAAAAATCGCTCCTTTCATTATATTTTACGGTTAAAACGTAAAAAAGTAAAGGAGAACGATAAAAAAATAAAAAAAAACGTATTTTTTTATTGACATCACGGTTTAACCGTGATAAAATATAGTCAAGGTTAAGGAATTAACCAAAAACAAAAGAAAGGAAGGACAGTATGCTGAACCGAAGGCAAAAGAAAAAGGACCCTTGGTTGACACAACCAAGAGCCACAGTTAATGTAAAAGTAAAAAATATTGATCGTTTTATTGAATTGAATAACGATATCCGTAACAATAACATAGAAAGGGAGAATCAAAACGGATAAATTAAGTATTGACATCAATGTTTCTAATGTCGAGGAATTGGCCGAGGTTAGTCAAGAAGTATCTAAAAAAGCCGAAGAATTGCAAGAAGCAATTAAACGGCTTAACGAGGTCAAGTTAAAATTAGAAACCAAGTTTCTTCATGATTAGGATTTGCGCTGCAGCAGACATCATTTCTTTCCAAGTATCGAATTTTGTTTGTTCAGAAACAAAGACATCAAGGATTGATTCATCTGCTTTTTCAAATTCCTCTGCATTGGATATTTTTTCTGGACTTGATAGTAAAAATTCATCAATGGTTGAAAAATTTGTGTGTTCAATCATGAATTGATCGGAGAAAATTTCTTTGAAAGAATATTCGTGTGTACCAGCAACAGATTGAGCATTCTCTGAAAGCTGATCAAGACGGTTAGAAAAATCATCTAGTCCGTTGATTTTGAAAGTCATATTGTTAACCTCCTTTCTGTTTAGATTTTGACTAAAACGCGAGAGGTCTTAATCAAGATATATTGTAACCCAAATATATTTGATTTTCAACATATTGTATAAGAAAGGATTTAATGTGCTTGAAAAACACAACATATGGTATTTTTTGATGTGGGATAAAATTGAAAAACAATTAAAAATAAAAGGCTGGTCGATGTATCGTTTAGCCAAGGAATCAGGTGTCCATCCATCTAATTTTTCAAATCTCAAAGCTGGAAGATTAAAAGAGATGTCTTGGACGAATATGTGCAAATTAGCTGATGCACTGGAGGTCAGCTTGGACGAATTTAGATAGGAGGTGAAAGAATGACACAGTTAACGCTGAAAATGTTGAGGGTTCGAAACAATTGGACTCAAGAGCAGGCAGCCAAAAAAGTTGGTGTTTCAAAAGAAACGTGGTCAAATTGGGAAAATTATAAAACGTATCCAGACATACCAAAATTAAAGAAGATTGAATCAGTGTTTGAAATATCGTACAACGATATTAATTTTTTAGATAAAATCACGGTTTAACCGTGACAAAGAGGAGTAGAAACATGAAACCAAAACGATATCCATATAGTGGAAAATCAAAAACCTCAACTATTGAAATAGTCAAGGCTTGGAAAAATATCTATTCAGACTTTATTGTCAAAAGCCAAAAAGAACAAGAAAAGTCTGAACAGGAGTTGGATAAAGCTATTCATGAGCTTTATCAGTAATATCATTGAGAATTTTAGTTGCCTTTTGATTAGCAAGTACATCCACTTGCATATCCTTGGCATTTAACAACTTCTCAATGACATCTATAACAGCTGGCGTCGCAACTTCAGCTGGATTCTTCTCAATGAATTCGGCTATTAGGTTGTAACTAACCTGCTTTAAACTTTCAAAGTCGTTCATAGAATTTTCTCCTTTCCGTAATGTTTGACTAGCGATTTTCATAAGGAGTAGAGAAGTCTTATTCAACCGTTTGTCATGTATATAATTATATCAGAAAGGATAGAATGACACAATATGTTGTGTTCTAAATACAATCAAACACTATATATTGTGTTTTGGGATTAAACATGAAAAAAACTTTAAGCAAGTTACTTATTGACAGAGGAATGACAGTCACAGAGTTAGCTGAAAAGACTGGTATCAGCTATAACACGTTGATGAACATCGGAAAGAGAGACCTTTCTTTCAGTAGAATGGTGAAGATTGCTGACGCTTTAGATGTCAGTTTAGACGAATTCAGAAAGGAAAACAATGAACGAAATAGCAGCAACAAATGACTTCGATTATTCCGTGCTAGACACAACGACAAAAGAGTTTCTCGAAGAACGAGCCAATATCATTTATGGTATTCAAAGCAAGAGTGCTTACGAAATCGGAAAACAACTTGCAAAAGCTCAAGAGGAACTTTCCACTAGGGGTTATGGTTGTTTTGAAGAATGGTATAGAAGTTTAGGGTTTAAAACAACAAAGGCTTACGAATATATCAATCACTTTAAATTCGTTTCTTCGCAAAACGAAGAAACAAAAATCGAAATGTTTGAACACTTACCGAAAACTTTACAAGCTCAAGTTGCTAAACCGTCTGCCAATCCAGAGGTCAATCAAGCGGTATTCAATGGAGACATCAAAACTCATAAAGAATATAAAGAGCTTGAGCGTCGTCTCAAACTCAAAGACCAAGCACTGGAAGCGGTCAAGGGCGAATTGGAACGTGTCAAACAAACCAAGACCACTGAAAAGGTAATCGAGAAGGAAGTTATCCCACAAGATTACCAAGCGACACAAGACCTTAACAAGCAACTGCTTGGGAAGAATCAAGACCTATCAGACGAGCTTGATTCAGTCAAAAGGAGCTTGCGACTTAAAGAAGCGTCTTATGAAATGCTCGAGAAAGAAACATCCGAGGCGCTAGCCTTGAAAGAATCCATCGAACACTTACGAGCTGATAAAGAAAAGCTAGAAAATAGCGTGACTAATATCTTTAACCTCAGCAAGCTCGTTACCAAGTTTGAAAAATTCTTTGACGAAGAAATGGCACCGCTCAGATTTAAAACCCTTATCCAAGGCATTGGAAAGGACGCTCAGATTGAAAAACTCAGAGACATCTTGACGCTAACTGAAAACTGGTTGGACGAAATGAACAAGATTGTCCCAGAAAACGGAAGAACAATCATAGAAGGAGAAATCATAAATGAATAAGAAGAACAACAAGAAAAAAGTAATCCTACTCGCTGAAACGGTTGAAATGCAGAAAAAACAAGCTATGAATCTGGTTGCCCAAAGCACCGTTAACCAACAGCTTTTGGAAGAAGTTATCGGAATCAAGGAAGAAATGGACAGAAATGTTAAGAAGACGAATCAAAAGCTCACTGACATCGAGTTGCTGGTTGAAGAAGTCAATAAGAAAGTCCATATCGACGATGGTGAAGCTACTAAAATCAAGAGCATCGTTTTCAGCAAGGCTGGTGTGTTCGCAGATATGTACTTCAATGAGCAGGAATCACATCCTAGTGACAATCTGTTCGCTTCGAAGAAAGGTCAGTTTATTCGCTTGATGTACTCACGCTTGAAGAAAGCCTTTAACGTGACTAAATACACTAATATCAAGCACGTTGAAGCTAAGAAAGCAATCCAATTCTTGAGAGATTTGTCTTACGACGATTTCACGCTGTTTGAAATTCGTGAAACGCCAAAACAAAAAGAGCTTATCGCTCTTGAGAATGGATTGAAATAAATCGGGTGACGCTTATGGAAATCACTTACAAACCAGTCGGAGTTGACGAGAAGGCTGAGTGGGGCGACTATGAACACCTCATGCAGCGGTGGGAAGGTCTAGGAAAGTCGATGGCAAAGAACCTCATTCGAGAAATGAGGGATAACAAAGACTTCCAAAATTATGTGTTCAACCCAACACACAAGCTGGTTTTCATCAACTATGAGGGTTTCAAGGCCTTCATCGAATGGAAAACCAGAAATAGATTTAAATAACATCAAGGAGCAAAACATGAAAAACAATCATTACACCAAGAGGTTGGTAGCGTGCGCTATCCAATTTGACAAAGACTTCCACAAGATGGAAGGTGGCATCTCTGCTCTCGACAACATTACGGAGTTAATCCTCTACATCAATCAGACGTTGGATGTTTCAAAAAAAGCAAAGAGCGAACTAGATGACATTGATACAAAATGTCTGATGTACAGAGATGTTTGCAGCAAACCAGACACATCAGACGATAAATGTAAAGATTTGTTTCAAGATGCAGCAATTGATTTCGTTGCCGTTTGCAGAACACACGACATCTTAGACATTTAAGAAAGAACACCCCTAGCCGTAGCAGTGAGCTAGTGAGGAGATACAAGCAATACCTACCTGAAACTACAACGATTTGATATTCATAAGTCTCCTTAAATTATATATGAATTAAAAAACCTCACTAGTTCTCTAGTGCGGTTAGGGAAAACAGAAAGGGATTAACAATGAAAAAACTATTTAAATGGCTATTTGTAAAAGAACAAGCAGAAACAGTAGAAACTCCAGTTTGGACTTTCGAAAAAAACGCATCAGAGCCTAGCCGAGATCGTTACAACAAAATTCACAGATTGGGAGAAACATTGATTTGAAACATCTATTGAAATTCTTGTTTGGTAAGAAGAAACCCAAGCAGCAAGAACCGTTCTTTGAATGGGTTGAAACTCCAGAGGAAAAACAAGAACGACTCAAGCAAAAAATACAACTAATTTAATCTTCAATCCGTAGCCACGGCCCCATCGTGGAGTGTGTCTTATACCCATTTCCCCAAAAATAACAC